GTCTTTTTCCCTGTCAGTGCTGATATAAACTGGTTTACCTTATTGATTGCGGCTGTAAGCATATTTATAAGGTAGGTAAGCGCTGGCCCGACTGCACTTATAATCGGAGCGGCTAATGCCCCGAATGCATTTTTGAGAGTTGCTACCGCACTAACAAGAGCCGACATTTTTGCATTCACATCACTGGAATACCTTGCCATATTCTGGGTGCCGTCTTTTACGGCAGAAATCATTGCATTCCAGCCTTGCGTTATCCAGTTAAATACAAACAAGGAAAGCGCAATTCCTCTAATTCTGGACGCGAAGGCACTTACAAAACCGCTTGCTTTTCTGGTTTTCCCTGAAAAATTGTCAAGCCAGCTCCCCGTGCTCTTTCCTGCGCTCTTAGCGCTGCCGGAAACCTTATTCTCTTTCGCAGCCAATTCTTCGTGTCGGCGTGCAAGAACTTGCATTTGTTCATTCGTATCTCGAAGCTGAGAGGACAACTTTTTATATTCGTCTGTAGCATGGATTGCATCTTTACTTATAAACGCTGTCCCATTTGCCTTCATTTTTTCCATCTCGGCAGTCATTTTATGGACATTCTCTTCTGCTGCAGTTATTTTTTGCCTTAACTTGTCAAAAGCAAGTCCACTTGTAATTCCAATATCTTCCCATTCTTTAGAATTGCTAACCAGCGACTGCAATTCATTATTTGCCTTTTCTAAATCGTTTTGCAAATTTCTATAAGCATCTGTTGGGGTGGTCTGCTTTTCCATTTCCCTCATTTTTTCGGTAAGATCAGATGCTTTTCGTGCAGCTTTAGAAATCTGATTTTCCAGACGCAACAACTGACTGGATGCGTTTTTCGTATTTATTTGTGTGTCAAATCTTACGCTGCCATCATAATCTGCCATCCGCTCACCTACTTTCTGCCGCGAATTTCTGCCATCATGCGATCATAATCGTCAATTTTGGCTTTTTCTTCTGCTGTGTACTCTCTCTTTTCTTCCGGCTGATCCAATGCATAGATCTTCTGTGCCTTGCGCAATGCCTTGCGATATTCTGCCGATGTATTGTTGTCGGGCTTCTCCTGCCGCTTCGATACCACCTGTAAAAAACTGGATAGCTTATACGGCATATTCCAAAGCAGACCGCAGAACATCCACCAGTGCATATCCGTGGTGGCAAGATCTATACCGTAGATCTGCCGGAAGTCAGCATAAATGCGCCATTGGTCAACATCGTAGTCAACCACTCGTGCCTTGTCCATGTCCGGATCCGGGTTGTCATGGAACCAACCGGAGAGAAACCACTCTACACATTCGCCAAGATCTTTCCCCTGTGGATGATCCCGAAGATGCTCTTCCCCGTTCTCATCTTCATCAGCAAACATGAGCCACACGAACATATCGCTTTTCTCATAATCCGTCAGTGCGCGATCATATTTCGCCTGCAGCATCTGGATGCCAATCGTAAAATCTGTATTCACTTTGTACCCGTGCCACTCTTCCGGCAGATCGTCGAGAAAAACATTATTCATTCTTCTTTGTGTCCTTATGTTCCTGAATTAACTGGTTTTTGCCCTTGTTGTGTCTGTTTCTCCGTGCTTTACGGTTCGGAGAATACTTCCTGTGGATTGCTTCTGTTCTCGTCTTAAATAATTCGTTCATCACCGGCATTACAGTGTTCACGAAATCTACCAGAGCATCTTCATCCGGCACGAAATTCTCATTCAGTTCATAGCACTCATGGAAAACATTTTTAATGGTATCTTTTCCAAACAGTGCATCAATTTCCCGAATCATTCCCTCCAGAATACCAATGTGCATGTCTGAAGCATCCACGATAATATTCGTTTTCACATCGTCCGGAAGATCATCAAACTCTTTATGTTCGTATTCCTTGTACTTTTCTTTGTAGACTGCAATCTTATCCTCACCGGAATTAACTACATCCTCCAGATTATTTGCCAGCTCCACAAATCTCTTTACTGTGGCCGCATCCGCCGTATTGATTAAAAGTGTTGTGATATGGTTCCCATCCACGTCATTCACTTCGATTTTCTTGATTCCATTATCAAAAGAAATATTTCTAATATCTGCCATCATTACCATCCTCTCTTAATCCGGGGCGCGAAAGAGAGGTACGTGCCCCGAATATGTTAATTTTAATTAACACCTATTTTTTTATCAGCATCCTTTTTCTTCCAAGTGAAAGAGCCATCCGTACCGATAGTGATTGTTCCAAGCTCCGGATCTCCATTTCCGTTGATCTGGATCGAAGTTGTATGTGCATCCCCTCCGGCGCCACCGGTACTGGACGGGCACACCGTCACAGGGAACCGCATACAATCACCTGTTCCGCCTGTAATATCCGTCTTGAAGAAACGGTAATAGTTTGTATTGCACTTCTCGCCAGTAGGCAGAGTTTTAAAAAGCGTGTCAATACATTTCTGCATCTCATCAGACAGATATTCACGGGATGGCGTCATGGAGAGCGCATATCCCTTTACCGTATTAGATGCATTTTTCATGTTTACATACTGTTTAGATTCTGTGTTGGGTCCCAGGTCTTCTGTGATCTCTGTGAATCCATCACCCATCTCCACAATTTTCTCTGTGGGGCCTGTAAGTGTTCCGATATCCAATAAGGACACCATGTTGGTACGATCTAATGCCATGTATATTTCCTCCTGTTATTTTTTGTAAAAATATATAAGTTGCATATTTACGCCGTATCCCATCTGTTTTTCATCCTGCATAATTGGCAAGACTACAGATGTGCGTGCGATTTCCTGTAATGTCATGTGTGGATCGGCAAATTCAATCCCGGTATCTTCCAGCCATTTGCTCAAATTCTCCAAAACCATTTGCGCATCAATGGATGTTTTGTTGCTTGTCGGGGAACTGCGGTATACAATCTGGAATGGCATCTGTGCGGTATAGCTGCCACTCACATATTTCTTTATGTACCGCGCACCGGACAGTGGGTAAATTCCGATGGAAGTATCAGTGTTGATACTGTTCCACTTCACGTTTTTGTTGCTGGCTTTAAAAGTTTTTGGAAAATCCGGATACTGCAAAATCAGATCCAGCACCGCATTTTGTGCGCTTTCCGCGTCTTTTATGGTCAGTTTTTCTACTTCTCCCATCACACACCCCCAATCTCAAAATGAGGCATTACATCCTCATACTTGTCTACCGTTGTTATCTTGTATACAGAATCCAGATTGTCATGCGCCCATTCGTAAGCACCGGAATCCGGGATCTCCAAATCCGTATGATCGCCTTTAATGAAAAAATCATCTGTCGGGTGGAATGTGATATAGTTCGGCTTTTCCTTACCTGAAAGAGCGTCCCACGCTTTCGGCTCCATGTACGGCTTTGGTATCTTCCCCAAATCAACATAGAGCTTTACTGCATCCGCGCTATCCATGCCGCTTTTGGTTACATTCGCGCCCTTGGTTTCCACAAGGTTCACATTCTCCAATAATGTCAGATAACACTTTTCTTCCTCGGTGTCCGGATCACAAAAGCAGTTAAACAGTGTCACCGTGTCGTTGTAAAACAATCCAAGCCCCATCACTCCACCCCCGCATAAAGCAATCCGGTGCCGGACAGATATTCACATGCCGTGTCATAACAAAGGCGGTTCTGTGCCGTCTTATCATTCAGTACCTTATCAACAAGTGTTTCGTTGCTCCCAAAGCTGATTGACTGCCCACCCGAAGACATGGACTTTACATTGCCCTCCTGTGGATCGTTCGCATGATTGGTTTTGAAATCGATCTTATAGAGCAGATCTGCCAGTGCACATGTGGCTTTCTGGATACGCTCATCAAACTCTGTTCGGGTATCATCATTGATATTTCCATAGGTCAACTGATCCAGCTTCATGGATGCACGGTCTTCCCACTTTGGGAAAAGGGATTCCACGATAGAATCCCCATAGTATTTTTCTTTATAGAAATCAAATGTGGTATATCCCATCAGAAATCCCCTTCCTGCTACCCTCTGGTAATGATTCTCATAATATTGATCGCCTTGATAGGATAAGTAGCATTCTTATCAGAAGAATTGTTGTGCGCAATCTCCCAGTTTGTTCCTGTTTCCAGTTCATCAGTTGTTGGAGATACGATGCTTGTATTCTTCCAAGAAATGCCGTATGGGGCGAATACTTTTCTCTGTCTTGTATACAGAGTTGTTTCTCCACCGTTTTTTGCCGGATCACGATCCATCTCGGATGGAACCTTTACACCACAGTTTGTAAACTCAATTGCCCCGTTTCCAAGAACATAGGTAGTATATTTTGTATATCCGTCTCCTTCGCCCGGAGAAGATTCTTTGACTTCCTCTGTCGGCATAGTATCGTCTACAAGCACGATTCTGCCGTTTAAGGTTGCCAGCGGAAGGTTTCTTTCGATTCCGTTTCCGTCTGTGTACTTCATATACTCTAAGAGATTAAGGTTCTCCAAAATAGTGGCGGTGCGGGAATGCATAATAACAAGCGCAAAGTTTGCTTTCTTATCACCAAGCGCTGCCTGCATACCGGTGTTGAGTGTTGTGGCACCAAAAGTACCGTCCTCATTTGCGGAAATGTCGTAGGTGTGCTTTGTTACAAAGTTCTTTCCCTCTCCGGTAGCCATAGAGAACACGCCTTTAAGGATGCTAAGAAGCGTATCCTGGTCTACATCATCCCAGAATTCTGCAACCTCTCCCGCTGCTGCAGAATAATCGTCACCGGAAATGTCGGAAACAAAGTCCTTTTCCGTCCATCCCTGCGCACGTCCAACAACGATACGCCCCATAGAATAGTTTCCGCGCTCCTCTGCCGTAATGTTTGTCTTACCGTCATAGTTCACGGTCTTTCCAGACAGCCGCGCCTTAATCAGAGTTGTGATAAAGTTGCCGCCCTTCTGATCCGGCAGCATAGGAGCATACTCCCCGCGCTCCACAATAGCGCCACAATGAAGCAATTCATTCAGACGAAGGTTCGGTGTCTCGCGCACTGCAGCGTCGAATACTTCGCCATTAAAATTTACTAAGTCAAATAATGCCATTTATTATTTCTCCTTTCCTCGTCTCAGATATGGTGTGATATCCATATCTGGGTTCTGATTTTTCATTTTCATAAGTTCAGCCATAGACAGTTTTGCTCCGTCTGGCTGGTTGATGTTATTCCCGACAATCTGGCTACGCTTCTGCTGCGCCTGGAATGTTTTGTCGTCAATGAGGATATCCGGCTTGTAATTGCCCTTCTCATCCTTTACGATTGCATCGAACAGATCAGAAACGCTCTTTCCTCTCGCTTCATCCGAATTAAGGGTTTCAACAAGCTGTTTCTTGATTGCATCCGCTGTAATAGCATTAACAAAATGCTTATCTGCAAAGAAATCTGTCACAAGGCTGTCAAGTCTTGCAATCTCGTCCTTTTCCTTGCGTTCCTTGCGCTCAGTCTCGAGTGTTGCAGTCAAATCCGCAATTTTCTGATTCAGTGCATCAGCATCTGGGGCGGCATCTTTCATGGCCTGCAGTTCCTT